ATTAGCATTAGCAGATCCCATAGTAAGTAAGCTTCCAGCAGCTTTCATGTATTCTGTGTTAGCTGTCATCTTACCTTTAAATTCTTCGCCTCTGCCTCTAGCTTCAATTAATAAAGATTGATTAATCTGGTCCTGGACAGCAACTTTAGAATTGTAATCTGATATTGCTAAATCAAAAGATTGTAATTGTTTATTTTTAAGAGCAACTTTAAATGGAGTATCACCAGCTCTCATCTCTGCACCAGATCTTAAAGATGATACAAAAAAATTCGAGTATTGTTGGTCTTGCTGATCTAGTAATCTTGGTCTTTCAACTGTTTTATAAATTTGTGCTTTAACTGCTGCTTTCTTTCTTTCGTATTGTGCTTCTTGATAAGCAACACTTGCATTGTATTTACCGATTGCTTTTGCTGAACTTGCTGCTGCTAAATTACCTAGAAAACTCATAAATTTTTGCCATCCTATAATAGTTAGTTTGGTCTGGACCATACATGGTCATCAAACCTTCGTTTTTTAATCCAAGCCATTCGGCAAACCGAACACCAGTTTTAAATTCTGCTTTGACTGCTGTTTGCAATCTATAAATATTGTTGTTGTTACAAAGTAGATCTAATCTTTTCTTAACAGCTGAAGCTGATTTAATTTTATAATCATGAACTTCTTTGCTTGCCATAACCCAACCTTCAGCAACTCCGTTCCAAAGAGGAATGATGCCGCCAGACAAAATAGGATTATCGTCAACCAATAAAGTAAATGAGAGACCAAATACTTTAGCATCAATTCTATTTTCTGTATAACTTGCATCTACATCCATTAGTTTATGGTTTAATCCAAACTGAACCATTTGATCTCCATGGTTTTTTTCGTAAGGAACTATTTTAAAATTAGCCATCCGATGTAACTAGAGTTGGATATATTGCAAGTACAGAACATGGAAGAGGCTGGTCTTGTTTTATAATAATAAATCCATCTGAGTTATAATCATCTCTAAATTCAATTTCTTTATCTCCAGCAAGTAGAGTATCAACTGGAGCTGATAAATTACTTGATGTAGTTCTAAATGGTACTAACTCAAGATTAGATAAAGAAGGACCAACTTTAACTCCAACTGTTTCAAATAATCTTAATACTACTTTTGAAATTCTTTTTGTTTTACCTTGTGAAGTTCCTTCAGCAGCTCCACCTTCAATTCTCATTGTTTGTAAAATGCTATCGTAAGATAAACCGACACATGCTTTAGTAACTGCTCTATCTAAAGTAATCGCACCAGAGCTTACAGTTTTATTAGCATGTACAGATCCATCGGCCAGGATAGATACTGCTTGGCCTTCTAAATGTCCTAAACCAGATAAAGTTGTTGTAGAAGATCCAGAGTAGGAGAGGTGGCTATCTAAAAATTTAAAATCTGTAGGATCTGTTTCGTCAAAATCAAAATCTGAGAAGCATTCTACATATCTTTTAGTTGCACCATTAACAGTTCTTTTAATAATAACCCAGACTTCATCTTCAGTTAAATCTCCAGAAATTGTTGCAGCACTTTCACAAACCGCATCACCAGATCCAAAAACACCTCCGAAAATATGTCTGCTCCAAGCAATTACATTTTCTGATCTTTGATAAGTTAATGCAGCTAAAACTCCATCATCTCTAACACACCAAATAATACTACCTGGCTCTTGTTGATAAACCATTTCGTTTATTCCAGAGTTAGTAGCACTATCATTGAGTATAGTTAAGTCTGGAGCTTGATAACCATCACTATCAAAATTGTATTGTAGCTCTCTAATTTTTCTTCTAGCTTTTTGTAAAAATAAAATTGCATTGCCAGCTGGAATAGCATCTACATTAGCAGATCCATAAGAGCTCTGTCTTTTAATTGTAATATTTGTTGGAGTAATACTTGCATCTGTTCCATCTGCTGAAACTGTGTATTCACCTCCAGTTGTTCCAACAACTAAAGTTCTTACTGCTTTCATATATCGAATAGCATTAACTTGATTAGCAGCAATAGTATAAACCATCGCATCACCAGCATTCGTACCAGTAGTCATGTTTTCGTAATCACCAGCTGCTGAAAAAAATATTGTTTGTGGCTCATCTGTTGTTCCAGCAAATACTAATCTTTGTTCAAAGAATGATACACATGATGGATGTCCAGTCGTATTCGAAAAAGCACCAAGATTGAAAGCGGCTGTTGCATTTGTATTAGTGAATGCAGTAGTAATTGTAGCAACAACAACAGTCGTATTGGTCCTTGCTGTAATTTTTGCTTTACCAGAATTAAAACTTATTATTCTTCCAACATCAGTTGTTTGAAAACCAGCACCACCATTTATTCCAGTAACTGCTGAAGCTGTAATTGTTTTTCCAGTTCCAGTTGCTGCTTGTTGAGGTGTTAATGTTGTCGCTGTAGAGTTTGTTGCAAGATAAGGTCCATCTGTAAAAGCAACTTCTGCTAATGTCCAAGATGTATGACCAGTTCTTGATAACTTCATCACTTCATGATTTGGATGTGTGATGTACATAACATCTGCTGATTGAGCAAATTTTATTTCAAATAATTCAGCAGTTAAATACGGAGTTGATATTTCGTAAGCTGATCCGCTATCTAATATCTGTCCTTTGTCTTTAAAAAATCTAATATAATTATTTCCAAATTCTAAAATATAAGTTTGAGTAGTTGAAAACTCAAAAGGTATTAATCTTGTTTTAGCAGCACTTGATTTAACTTCAGCAATAAATTGAGTACCAACTCTTCTAGTAGCAGCTCCTTGAGGATGTACTAAAAAATTTTCTAAAGTTTTTGCACCAGAACTATATTTATCAAAATCTGTTCTGCCATCCATTTTAGGAGAAAATTCTCCAGAGACAAAAGATGTTAAAGCTAGTGTTGTTCTTGGCATATTTTTTTAAAAATTTCTTGTTGAGTTAAACCTTGTTCTTCTCTTTTACATTTAGTAGTTGGATCTATTTGATCTTCATCAATAATTTCTACTAATGCGTATCGATAAACTTTAGTGTCATCTCCCCATTGAAAATGAAGAAGTGATTTAGGCTCTTTATATTTTTCTATAACTCTTGGATCAAAAGCTGATTTGGACATTATAATCTGGCATCTGTAAATTCAGAACTTTCAATCGTTCCTAAAGAATTTTCAGTAGCATCAATAAATCTCGCCTCTCTTAATCTTTCATCTGCTCTTTCCATATAATTTTTGGCAAGTGTTGCATTGTTAGTTACAGCATAAGCGATATCTGCTGCTAGTTGATGAGAAATACTTTCTTGTAAATAAGTATCGTAATTATTTGGATCTGTATCTTTAGCAATATAAATTAAAAAAACTGTTCCTTCATCTGTTACAATATTTCTGCCTTCTAATTTATAATCAATACTTGATGCAATACTATCGGTAGTACCATTATGAATTTTTAAAACTCTCAAGCAATCAGCTGGAAGAGCATAAGCATTAGAGTATTCAACAACTGGAGCAGTAGAGTTTTGAGCTAATTGAATTCTTTTATGCAAACAGTTCCAAGCATGACCTCTAAATACTCTATCTCTAATAGGCTCATACCTTTGATTACATAATCTAGCATTTTTACTGTCATCAGTTAATGCTGAGATTGTTGAAGCTCCTAATAAATTTAGAGCTGAATTACACATTGAAACTACACTTGCCATTTTATACTTCTCCTAATTGTTTGCATTCAAATTTTATTACTATTTTTTCTTTTTCAATTCTTTCTCTTTGGAAATCATCTATTGTTTGTAAATTCATAAATGTATTATGTGAAACTTTGTAACCTTCTAAAACACAATCAACGTGATTATCAAATTCATAAGCTGAAATTTGGCTTGATGGACATTGTCCAGTAGTCATACTGCACATATATAAAATAATAATATATTTCATTTTAGCATTTCCATCTTCTTCTTGCTTGTCTGATCCTTGATTTTGGATTATTTTTAGTTTTTGCAGAAGATCTTTTAAGTTGTCCAGCAGATCTTGCACAGTAAGATTTTCTTCTTTTAGCAGCAGCTGATCCTTTTTTAACTTTACCAGTTACTGCGGTTTTTAATTTTGATCCTGGATTAGCTCTTCGATAAGCTTTCACTCCAGCCTTTGTCATTCCAGCACCTTTTTTAGTAGGTCTGTAATTCTTTTTATTTCTTGAAATTGCTCTTGCCATTTTATTAATGCCTGGCGGAGTATCTCATCCGCCAAACAAAACTATTTGGTCTAGTTCACTACGTATGAAATATTCCAAGTCATAGTTCCAGCAGTTCCACCAGCAGCTTGCATAGTAGTAGCAATATAGTAGTAGCCTCCTGGATCTGTAGCATCACCAGCTAACTCATACATTTTTTTACCAGCTGTATCGATATTAGCAGCTTCAAAACGAACATCCGCCATTGCGCCAGCATCAGCCACCGCACTTGCAAAAGCATCTTCGTCTTTAAGTGCACCAGCAGAAGTGTAAATTCCAACATTGAATGTACACGATCCACCGAATGTATCTGAACCAATAAATAAACTTGGTACAGCAGCATTTGATGGAATAGGTGCTAACATAACAATATCGTTATCACCAGTATCGCCAGCGGCAAGTTCTACTGTTCCATTTGCAGTTCTTAAAACTCCATGTAGTTCAGCAGCACTATTAGCAATCGAAGGACTAGCTTCAAAGTTAGCTATAAGGTCTGTATTTTTAGTTGTCATATTTATATCCTCCTAAGATTAAGCTTCGTGAGCTTGGATTGTTACAACTTTATCTTCTTCCATTCTAGTCGATCCGATAGACTGGCAAACATAAACTTGATGAGCATAACCTTTGTCAGATCTTTCATCAATTCTAGTCATTA